GAGGCGGGGCAGATCCGCGTCGAGGCGCTGCTCAAGTCCTATCTCGAACTCGAGAAGCGGCTCTCGCGCATGGTGCCGCTGCCCGAGGACGAGGCCGACGAGGAGGCGCGCAACCGCCTGCTGCGTGCGCTCGGCGTGCCCGAGACGCCGGACGCCTACACGATCGAGCCGCACCATCCGCTGCTGACACCCGATCCGGACGTGAACAGGCGCCTGCATCAGGCAGGCTTCACGCCGAAGCAGGTGCAGCTCGTCTACGACCTCGCCGGCGAGCGGCTGCTGCCGCTGATCGCCGAGGCCGCGCAGATGTTCGAGGCCGAGCGCCAGATCGAGCGGCTGAAGGATCATTTCGGCGGCGCGGAGCGCTGGGCACGAGTCGCCAAGCAGCTCGCCGCCTGGGGCAAGACGAAGCTGCCCGAGCCGGTGTTCGAGGCGCTGTCCTCGACCTTCGAGGGCGTGCTCGCGCTGCACCGCATGATGGAGAAGAACGAGCCGGGCCTGATGCGCGACGCCGAGCCGGGTCCGTCGCTGGGCGAGGACGAGCTCCGCGCGATGATGCGCGACCCGCGCTACTGGAAGAAGCGCGACCCGGACTTCGTCAGCCGGGTCTCCGACGGGTTCCGCCGGCTCTTCCCCGGCGAGCGCTGAGCCCGCCGCCCCCGAACCCTCTCGGCTGTCCGCGCCGCATCGCGCGCGGGCGCCGGGCCGGGGCTTCCGAGCGCGCCCCTTCCCGCGCTCGCCCCGGAACCGGGACGGATGCGCGTTCCCCTTCCCCGCGCATCCGTCCCGCCTCCTTCGGCGCGCTGTCGCTCCGACGGCGCGCCGGCCGGATGCCGGTCAACCGCCCCGGGCGGCCCGGCATCCGCGCGTGCGCTGAGCGGCCCCGTCCGGGACAACCGCGCGCCACACCCCGAACCCGCTCCGCAACCGACATCAAGGAAACCCGATCGTGGCCACCTCGATCGACCAGGCCTTCGTCAAGCAGTTCCAGACGGAGGTGCACCAGTCCTACCAGCGGCTCGGCTCCAAGCTGCGCCCGACCGTCCGGTCCAAGACCGGCGTGAAGGGCGCCTCCACCGTGTTCCAGCGCGTCGGCAAGGGGGTCGCCGGCACCAAGGCCCGCCATGGCGCGGTGCCGGTGATGAACCTCGAGCACGAGCCGGTCGAGTGCTTCCTCGCCGACTATTACGCCGGCGACTGGATCGACAAGCTCGACGAGCTGAAGATCAACCACGACGAGCGCGCGGTGATCGCCAACGCGGGCGCCTACGCGCTCGGCCGCAAGACCGACGAGCTGATCATCACCGCGCTCGATGCCGCGACGCGCGAGGCGGTCGGCGCGGGTGCCGGCCAGACCGATGATGACGGCCTGACCAAGCAGAAGATCCTGCTCGCCTTCGAGATGATGGGCGCGGCCGATGTGCCCGACGACGGCCAGCGCTTCGCGGTGATCGGCTGGAAGCAGTGGTCGGATCTGCTGCAGATCCCCGAGTTCGCCAATGCCGACTACATCGGCGACGACGAGCTGCCCTGGAAGGGCACCCAGGCGAAGCGCTGGCTCGGGACGCTGTGGATGCCGCATTCGGGGCTCACCCGGAACGGCACGCTGCGCTCCTGCTACTGGTTCCATCGCACCGCGATCGGCCATGCGGTCGGCGCGGAGGTGCAGACCGACATCACCTGGCACGGCGAGCGTGCGGCCTGGTTCGTCAACAACATGATGAGCCAGGGCGCGGTGCTGATCGACGCCGACGGCGTCGTGCGCATGCGCTGCCGCGAGTAGCGACTGCATCGCTTCACTCTCCCCTCTCCCGCCCTGCGGGAGAGGGGCAGGGGTGAGGGTCCTCGCATTGTCCGTCCACTGGAGTTCCCCCGATGGCGCTCTCCGCCCTCGCGCTCTGTTCGCGCGCGCTCATCAAGATCGGCGCCGCGACCATCGCCTCGTTCGACGAAGGCACCGCCGAGGCCGAGGTCGCCGCCAATCTCTACCCCTCCGTGCGTGACGCGCTGCTGTCGGCCTATCCGTGGAGCTTCGCCACCGCCCAGGCATCGCTGCCGCGGCTCGCGGCCGCGCCGATGGCGGACTACGCGCACGCCTTCCAGCTCCCGCCCGACTTCCTGCGCGCGCTCTCGGCCGGCCGCGCCGGCCAGGGCCGCGGCGTGCCCTACCGGATCGCCGAGAACCGCCTGCACGCCGATCCGCCCGGGATCGTGCTGACCTACATCTTCCGTCCGCCCGAGCAGTCCTTCCCGCCGTTCTTCGACGGCGCGCTGATCGCGCGGCTCGCCGCCGAGTTCGTCATCCCGCTGACCGAGAACACCTCGCGCGCCGAGCTGATGTTCAGGCTCGCCGAGGCCGAGTTCCGCGCCGCGCGGCTGACCGACAGCCAGCAGGACACCCCGCTCGCGGTGCAGGACTTCTCGCTGATCGGAGCGCGCGGCTGAGATGTCCGCGATCCGCCGCATCAAGACCAGCTTCGCCGCCGGCGAGCTGTCGCCGGAGCTGTTCGGCCGGGCGGATCTGCGCGCCTACGAGAACGGCGCCGCCCGGCTCACCAACGTCTTCATCCTGCCGACCGGCGGCGTGCGCCGCCGGCCCGGCCTGCGCCACCTCGCCCCTCTGCCGGGTCAGGCGCGGCTGATCGCGTTCGAGTTCTCGACCGAGCAGACCTACCTGCTGGTGCTGACCGATCGACGGATCGGCGTGTGGCGGGGCGATGTCGAGGTCGCCTCGATCGCGACACCCTGGACCGAGACGCAGCTTCCGCAGCTCGGCTGGACCCAGAGCGCCGACACGCTGCTCGTCGTGCATCCCGAGGTGCCGCCGCAGCGGATCACCCGCACGAGCCACACCGACTGGTCGATCGCACCCTGGGCGTTCAGCGCCGAGCCGTATCACCGCTTCGCCCCCGCCGAGGTGACGCTGAGCCCATCGGCGACCACCGGATCGACCATCCTGACGGCGTCGGCATCGATCTTCACCGCCGGCCACATCGGCACAATGGTCAGGATCGGCAGGAAGCGGGTGCGCATCGATGCGCTCACCAATCCCGCCTCGGCGGTTGCGACCGTCATCGACACGCTCGCGGCCACCGGCCCCACCCAGGACTGGGACGAGGCGGCCTTCTCCGCCGTCCGCGGCTGGCCGGCCAGCGTCTGCTTCCACCAGGACCGGCTGGTGATCGGCGGCTCGCGCGACCTGCCCAACCGGCTCTGGCTGTCGCGCACCGGCAACCTGTTCAACTTCGACCTCGGCACCGGCCTCGATGACCACGCGATCGAGTTCGCGCTGGTGTCCGACCAGGTGAACGCGATCCGCGCCGTGTTCTCGGGACGGCACCTCCAGGTGTTCACCTCCGGCGCGGAGTGGATGGTGTCGGGCGATCCGCTGACGCCGGCGAACATCCAGCTCAACCGCCAGACGCGCGTCGGCTCGATGGTGGAGCGGACGATCCCGCCCGTGGATGTCGATGGCGCGACCATCTTCGTCAGCCGCTCCGGCCGTTCGGTGCACGAGTTCGCCTACACCGACGTCGAACAGGCCTACCAGGCGGCTGACCTCGCCGTGCTCGCCCGGCACATCATCGCCACACCCGTCTCGATGGCCTACGACCAGCCGCGCCGGCTGCTGCACCTCGTGATGGCCGACGGCCGCATGGCGACGCTGACGCTGTTCCGCGCCGAGCAGGTCACCGCCTGGACCCGGCAGGAGACCGACGGCGCATTCCGCGCGGTCGGCGAGGTGGACGGCGCGGTGTTCGTCGTGGTCGAGCGCGACGGCACGAATCGGCTGGAACGGTTCGACGAGGCGCTCGGCGTCGATGCCGGCATGACCGGCGCGCATCCGAACGGCGCAGGGTCGTGGTCGGGTCTCGACCATCTCGAGGGACAGGGCGTGCTCGTGGTCGCCGACGGCGCGCCGCGCGGTCGGCAGACGGTGACCGGCGGCAAGGTCGCCACCGATCCGCCGGCACGCGCGATGCAGGCCGGGCTCGCCTTCACGCATGTGATCGAGCCGCTGCCGCCGGAACTGATGACGCAGCACGGCGGGCGCACCGGGCCGGTACGGCTCGTCTCGGTGACGTTCCGGCTGCTCGAAACGGCTGCGCTGGCAGTCGATCTCGGTCGCGGCCCGGAGGCGGTGCCGTTCCGCCGGCTCGGCGCGCTCGTGCTCGACACCGCACCGGCCCCGTTCACCGGCGACAGGACCATCCGCGCGCTCGGCTGGCGGCGGGACACGACGCGGCCGCTCTGGCGCATCGAGGGCGACGTGCCGCTGCCGATGACGCTCCTGTCCGTCACCACCGAGATGAGGCTGAACACCTGATGGCACAGCTCGTTCCCGTCGCATCGCTGCTCACCGGCGTCGCCGGCCTTGTCGGCGCGCAGCAGCAGGCCCAGGCGCAGCGCCGCCAGCAGCAGGAGTTGCAGGCCAACCGCGAGGCGCAGCTCCAGCTCGCCAACCAGGAGGCCGCGCGCCAGCGCCGCGACATGCTGGCGCGCACGATCGCCTCCACGCGGGCGCGGCTCGCCGCCGGCGGCGTCAGTACCGGCGAGGGCTCGGGCGCGGCCCTGCTCTCCGGATTGGAGGAGGAAGCCGAGGCACGCGAGGCCGCGAGCGAGCAGCAGTTCGCGCTGCGCATCGCCGCCGGGCGGCGCAGCCTGCTCGACGAGCAGCTCAACCTCAGCCCGTTCATCCGCGTCGGTTCGCAGCTCGCGACCGGGTTCTCCTCGAGCTTCCGCTCGCTCCTCAACCTCTGACGGAACCCCACGATGTCCGAGCATATCGTCATCGGCGATGTCGCGCCGCGCGTGCAGTACGTCGCCTCGGGGGCGCAGACCGCCTTCACCTTTCCCTTCCCGATCTTCAAGCCCGCCAACCTCGAGGTCTTTCTCGACGGCACGCGTCAGTCGTCGGGCTTCACGGTCGCGGGCGCGGGACAGTCGGCGGGCGGGACGGTCACGTTCGGCGCACCGCCCGTGGCAGGCACGCTCGTCACGCTGCGCCGGCGCCTGGTGCTGCAGCGGACCAGCGACTTCCAGGAGAACGGCGAGCTCCGCGCGCGCGTGCTGAACGACGAGCTCGACTACCAGATCGCCGCCCTCCAGCAGGTGGCCGACGATCTCGGCCGCGCGCTTCAGTTCGGCCCGACCGATGCGGGCGCAGCACCCGTCCTGCCCGTGCGCGCGGCGCGGGCCTCGCGCCTGCTCGGCTTCGACGCGGCAGGTGGCGTGCAGCTCTACCCGGCCGAGGCCGGCACCAGCCAGGGGCTGTTCCGTCAGGACGGCCCGGGCGCGGTGCCGCGGACGATGCAGGACAAGTTCACCGAG